GTAGTGATCTTGTTAGATCCTAAGTCTATAGTACCAGTCACTGTACCTCCTGCAAGAGGAAGCATAGTATCTACGTAACCCTTACGAGTCAGTGTATCATCAGTAGCAGGTGTAGCAGTAGAAGTAATCTTGTTAGAGCCAAGGGTAATATCCCCTGTCATCGTACCACCTGCTTTGTTCAGTTTACAACTAAGCAGTGTGTCAGAGCACGTCTTAGTATACGCATCTGTGATACCATACCCAGATAAAGTAGTAGGATTTGTACCTGCAGTAATACGTCCATAGGTATCTACAGTAACAGACTTAAATGTTCCTGCACTTACACCTGTAGTAGCTAAATCAATATTGTCAGCATTGGTTACAATCCTGTCAGAACTTGCAGTAACAACGTTAATAGTATTACCAGACTTAGTAAGACCAGTACCTGCTGTAATCTGCCCTGCACCTGAAAACTGTACGAAAGTGATAGCTGTAGTATTGAGAGTGCCACCTGCATCCACAGTACCAACAAAACCATTATCAGCATTTGCTGTACCCTGTTCTACAAAAAAGAAAGCTCCGACATGTTTATCCCAAGTATCTGCATCGTCTGACCTTGCCCATGAACTAGCAGAAGCTACGTAAACACCATTCTCTTCAGCACTAGACTGATCTTTTACAAGAACCCTATCTCCTGCTGTGATAGATACACCATCAATAGTTTGTGTACCAGACAGTGTAATGTTTGCAGTAGTAGCCCCTTTAACAGAGCCTTTTACGTCTAGCCCCTCAACAGCATTATCCACATACAATTTTGTGGCTGCATCAGAATCAGCAACTGGTGTAGCTAAATTAGTAATCTTGTTACTGTTAGCTGTCATATCTCCATTTAGTTGAAGAGTACAAAAAGTAGACGTTCCTGTTGATGTTACGTTACCAGTAATGTTTCCTGTAACGTTTCCTGTAACATTACCTGTTACGTTTCCTGTGAGATTACCAGTAGTATCACCTGTTACATCCCCAGTTACATCTCCTGTGACATTTCCTGTCACATTGCCAGTTAGATTACCTGTAACATTACCAGTAGAATTTCCAACTAAACAACCTGCAAAACAAGTTTGGGCTGAAACTACTGTACCAGTTATGGCAGCAGCAGTACTAGCACCTATTGTAGTGCCATCAATAGCTCCCCCATTAATATCTACAGTAGCATGAGTAGATGTACCTGAAGAAGTAAGATCAGTAAACGTACCTGCAGCACTTGAAGAACTACCTATTACTGTACCATCAATTGTCCCACCATCAATGTTTGCAGTTGTTGCAGTAAGACTTGAAAAAGTACCAGGACAAGCTGTAGATGCACCAATAGTAGTCCCATCAATGTTACCTGCATTTATATCTACTGAAGCAAACGTACCCTGACCTGTAGTAGAGACAGTTGTGAATGCACCTGCAGCAGCAGTCGTAGCACCAATTGCTGTGTTATCAATTGCACCTGCATTTATATCTACTGTTGATAGTGTTGAAGTCCCTGTAGCTTTAAAGCCAGGAACACAAACAGTATCAGAAAATGTTGTAACACCAGTTATACCAAGAGTACCACCAAGGGTAACATTACCAGTGACACCAAACGTACCTCCAACAGTTCCATTCCCTGCGAGGTGAATATCTTTGAATTTTAAGCTAGACGTTCCAAAGTCCACATCATTTGTAGTAATAGGAACAATCGCACCATCTTGAATACGTACTTGCTCTACTGCAGCAGCAGAAACCTCAGTAAAAAATCTGATGTGATTGTTAGAAGTATCTATGCAAACTTTGTTAAGAGCATCTGAGTCAGCAATAAGTGGGACGTAAGCACCCTCACCTGTAGTTGTCCCATCATGCCTGTGTCCTGTGCTTGCATTAAATGCTGCTAGTACTTGTTGAAATTCTGCATCTATTGGAGCAGCTTTAATAACTGCACTTGCAACAATATCAGCAGCACTCTGTCTTGTATAACCTGCCATTTATAATCTATCCCCCACTCCAAACGTTACAACAATACCTTGGATACTGTGTGCAGCATTTGTGTCGTTAGTTACATATCTAAAAGAAACTGATTTGCCTGACCCTGAAACATTCACCCTTTGCACTGGTGAAGGATTACCATCAAAGATAGCTGTCGTATTAAAGATGGCTTCGTTGTAGAATGCAGCAGCACCCTCAGTAGTCAAAGCAAAGTTAGTTGGATTAAGAATGGTGTTATCATCATAGTCATACACGACTGACATTATGATCTCGTTATCACCTTCTGATCTAAGGTAAGTAGCAACAGTATGTATAATCTTACGTTGCTCTGGATCTTGCATGTGCAAGAATGGTGTTTGGTAGACACTTACAATATTGTTTCCACCAAAATTATTCCCTTGTTCCTGTCTGTGGACTTTACCACTTTTATCCCCATGTACTACAAACTCAAATTGACCTATGTATCCACTGTCTGCACAAGTCACTTCGATGCCTAGTAGTTGACCAAACTCAAAACCAATTCCACCCTGTTGTCCTAGACGTAACCCACCAATAAGACCGTTAGCATTATCTACGTCATAGAATATTCTGAACTGAGATTTGTTTCGTACAACAACAGATGATAACGCATCTAGGTCTTCTTCAAGAATAACATCAGTAAACAAGGACTGAATATTTTTAGATAGAGACTCAAGCTGAACGTCACCAATTTTGTTTGTACCTGATATAGGTCTAATACCATCCTGAGATAAGAAGAGTAGATCCCCACCAATTTCAACTACACTATCTGAAGCTAGACAACCAAGGTCATTAGTTACATGTTCGAGTACAAAGTTGGTTGAGTTCCTACCTACTAATCTTTTTATGTTGTTGATACCAAAAATAAATAAGGCATCACGAAAAGGTTTGATAGCTACAATAGGAAATCCTACATTAATAACTCCTGCACCATTTCCTGAAGCATAGTCTGTTTCTGCGTTAGGAGCACTAAAGTACAGGTTAGTATTTTCTGCAGGATCACCTGCTAAGAACATATGGTTGTGAAATACTTCTGCAAACTTAGGGTCTGTAGGGGCATCAGAGTGAGTAATCTGAGTGTAGGTTGTACCATCATAGGTAGCTGCAGGGTTGATACCATCTGTAAGAATAACTTTTGGGCTACCAAAGTTGTACCTTGTGAATCTAACCTTAGTTACACCTACCATTGTAGGAGAACCAGAAGTCGTTACTGCATCCCAGGATGAGCTAGAGTTATTCCATTTATGTAAGTAGTTATTTCCACTAGAAGGTTTACGAGCAGCTAGAGTACCATCGTTGATCCCATTTGCTACTGCTACCCCAAGGACACTTCCTGTTCCTGTGACTGTACCATACGCATTAGTAAAACCACTCACACGTCTGTAACCACCAGTAACAGCAGTCTCGTAGTTTATAAGTGTTGTAGCTGATCCAGGTTGAGTTTCTCCTTGTGAAAGAACATCACGATTGAGGTTCAGCCCACCTTGAGCAAAAACTTTAAATGAGCCTAGATTGTCTGCCATACTACATTACTCTACCTAAGACTTGGTTAGAGGAAGTAACTCTATCAACTACTGTTGATCTTACTCTGAGGGGTTCATCAACAAGAACTCGCCTCATTGTTTTTATACCATCATCAAAATTGCTTTGGTGCATTGCAGCACTCTGTTCATTAGATCTAAACCTCATCATGTACATCATAGCACCATCAATAATCACATGTTTAAATCTGTTAGGAATAACAGCTAAGTCATTAAAATCTACTAAGTCTGCAGGAAAAAACCAATAGATATATTCTATCTGATATGTGTTATCAGGAATAGGTGTGACCCCAAATTTTTCTTCGTTTGTTTGATAAACTAGTGTTGGAGAAGAAATACCTGTTTGATCTCCTGTGTCATCAAAATGCCTGTACTTTTGGGTATACTCTTCATAACTAATAGAAGGTAAGTGCATTGGTGTGTTGTCTACAGAAGTAAGTTTTTTAATGTAGAAGGTTTGCCAGTCAGCCCTAGAGTAATCAGTAGGAAAAGAATATTGTCTCGTCCCTGCTATTAATGTCTGTGTTTGTGTTGTTTTAAGAAAAGGCCACTCTTGGCCTGTCTGTAAGATATTTCTAATAGAGTTATTTATTGCTTGTTTAGCTAAAGCTTGCACACTTCTTACTGAAGCAAATCCATCCCCAGTAGTAGCTAGGGTTACTTCATTAAGTCTTACAAGCAACTCGTTAGTGAGTGCAACAAATGTAGCCATTACAAAAATCCTTTGGGTATGCTAAAGGGGCAAGTCTCCCTGCCCCTAAAGTTTTACTTATGCAAGTGCATCACGATCTACTTCATTAGCAGTACCGTCATTACCTATATCTGTGCAATCCATCATCCATGCCCAAATTCGGATCTTGCCTGTGCTAACAGCACCACCAGACAATGTTGCAATTGTCATGTCGATGTTATCATCAGCTACAGCCATTAATGGTTGGAATGCTGCAGGGTTCTGAGTAACGACTCCTGCTGCAGATGTTCCATCAAATCCATCTACAAAACAGTCAGCATCAGCCCCTGTTCCTAGATCTAGAGTTAATGTAGAACCGTCAGAAGCTGTATCAACTTCCATACCTGCATTAAGAATCATAGTTCCTTTTTTGACAGCAATTACTGGAACGACATCAGATGCTGCAAGAGCAGAACCTTTGTCAGACAAAGCAGTTGCTAGATTCAAAACAGTTTGAACCATGTAGGGTTTTCTACCTGGGTTGCTGTTCGCTCCCCTTGCAGATTGAAGTGT